CTACAATTGCTTCCCCGTCAGAATTTCCGCCATCCTCGCCTCGGTGATGACCCCCTTGCTCACCATGTAGGCCAGCAAGTCGCGGTTGGACTGCAAGCCCAGGTCCACCGACGTCAGCCGCGGGTCATCCAATATGCTGTAGGCGTCGGCCATGATCGGGTCCGTCTTGGCGAGTTCCTTGCCGGCGATTCGCTCAAGGGCTGAAAAGCACATCTTGAATTGCAGCGGGGTCAGAACCGGGTACGACGGAGCTGGCTCGACCGGAGCCGGAGAAGTCGGGTTGACCCACGCGCCGTTGACGTTGACCGCTCCGGGCACGACGTCGTCAGGCACCTCGGTCGAGTAGAGAGCGGCAACGTCGGGATGGTACAGTTCGGCCGGTTCGCCGGGGCAGACGTCGCGGACGGTGTTCACGGGATCGATCCATGCGCGTTTCATTTAATACCCCTCCGTCCAGTAGAGGATTACGGCGCCGGGGCCGCCGGCTCCCGATCCAGACCCGCCACCACCGCCGGGGCCTCCTGGGCCATTGTACCCACCACCGCCGCCGCCAAAGCCACCAGGACCGCCGGTAGAGCTACCGCCGCCGCCGCCGCCGCCAATGCCTCCTGGCGACCCTAGTGTCCCATTTGTCCCACCACCACCGCCGGGGCCTCCAGGGATAGAACCGACACCACCCCCACCGTTCAGACCCCTTGTGGGGATATCCAACATTGTCGCGGTACCGCCGGAGGGAGTCGCCATTATGTTTGTTGTCCCCAATATGGCTCCAAACGGACCGCCCCCAGCGGTATTGCCAGCCGATCCACTGCCGCCACCCCCACCGCCCAAACTATCACACAGTCCGCCGCCACCCCATTGGGCGCCCTTGCTGCTTCCTCCCCATCCGCCGCCGCCGCTATATGTCCCTATCCCGTTGCCGCCGTTTCCGTACGGAGAGCCCGATCCTCCCCCGCCACTATTCGCCGATGTGTCGGACGTCCCTCCACTGGCCGTAAATGTATTCCGCAGTGTGGGGGACGCCGTGCCTGTGCCGCCCGCATGCGCGCCAGTGTTCCCGCTGGCTCCCGCCGTGCCTCCGGTCGCCGTCAGCAATGTGCCCAATGAAGACGTCCCCCCGGAGACATTGGACGCTCCGCCGGCCCCGACGGTTATGGTAGGCAGCTGCTGCCCGGGGATGACATCCAGGATACCCATGGCAAAGCCACCGCCGCCACCACCAGAGCCTCCAGACCCACTCCCGCCTGCACCACCACCCCACACGCATGCCATGATCTGGTAGACGTTCTGCGGCACGGCGAAAGTGTACGTGCCAGCGGTCATGTACGCCTGATATTGCTGCCACTTTGGCGGAGCGACCCGCGTCGGCGCATTGGGCGGCAAGGGGAATCCGTAAATCCCTTTGTTCATTACAGGTCACCCCCGTTGACGACGGAAACGTTGATCGACTCGGCCTTTTCGGTGGAAGCCTTGAGCACCACCCCGGCCCCGAGGATAAGTCCCCCCTCGAAAACCACGTCAGCGGACCATGCCGGCTGCGTAGCCGATGGAGTGATGGCCAGGGTGGGGATTTCCTTGATCAGTGCGGACCCCATGAACAGGCGGACCATGCCGGCGGTCGTCGTTCCGGTGGCCGTGAGGTTGAGACGGTCGATTCTGGAACCAGCCCCCCCAGCTGTAATTACCGTGCCGTAAGCGCCAGTCACGCCGTCTCGGTTGGTGTTGGCGGTCGAGATGTTAACCGTAGGACTTTTGGGGGTCCCGGCATATTGAGGCGAAGAGGCCATAATAGTTTCCTCCTAAATGCAGGTATGGAACAGATATAGGGTGGATGGATTTGGCGGGGATAAATCGACCCATCCAGAGCCGCCTGTCGCTGGGTTGATTCCCGACGTCCCAGGCGATCCAGTCCATCGGTAGGTGTGCCCGTCGCTGCCGGCGGCCATCATGGGGAAGGTGTATGCCGTCGCCGGGTCCCACGCCGGGATATGCGTGGCCGCGATGGCGTCGGCCGCCGCCTGATTTGCGATTTGGATCGCCTCGGCCGCCGCCTGGGTGGCCGTATTCGCCGCATCGGTGGCATCCTGCGCCGCCTCCAGGGCATCCGCAGCCGCCGCGTTCGCGGCCACAAGCGCCGCCTCGGCGGCCGGCAGGAACGTGAGGTAACCGACAACCGCGTGCTCCACGTCCGTCAGGGTTTGCGTGGAGTTTTTCAATTTTCCGTCGACATTATCCCACGCAATCAGCTTGTCCTCGTCCTGCTCGGGGAAGGAGCAAAAGAGGTCACTTTTGAAGCCGTAGAGGTTGTCCGCGCTGTAGAGCTGCACGCCATTGGCGTCCTGCACGATGAGCTTGTAGGAGCCGGAAAACCAGATGTCGGCCTGGCCGGCGGCGTCCAAAACCACCGGGTTGGTGTTGGGGGTGGTCAACTCCGGGTCGCTGTAGGTGGTGGCCAGGGTCGTGGTGCCGGCGGCGTAGGTGTAGATTTTCCCGCCGACGTTGGGGGACCCGTCCGCCAGGAGCGACCGGAACCGAGGATGCAAAAGCAGGGTGTAGCTGACGGGCATTACTGCCTCCCTCCTACGCGTTTTTGGAACTCGGCCAGGGCCGTTTGGGTAAGCGTGTCGGCTTGGGCCAGATAGGCGGCGCGTTGCGCGCCGGAAAGCTTCGGTCCGGCCTCTTCCACGGCCTTGCGGATCTGGTTGGCCTTGGCCAGGGCGGCGTCCACCCATTTGACGAGCCCGGCCTTGAGGTCGAGTCCGGCGGACTTGACCAGTGCCCGGGCCTCGTCCACCCGGCCGGCTTTGACAAGATCCTTGTATTGGTCCAGGGCCTCGTTCACGCTTGCCTTCACCTCCCGAAATCTGACCATCTGGTCGGCCAGGGCGAAGTTCTCCGGGCCGATGGGGTCGGCCTCCGGGGCGTCCCCCATCCCGCGCCGGCCAAGCTCCTGCTTGCTGGCGTTACGAAAACGCATGAGGGAGCTTTCCAGGGACTTCTGGGTGATGGGCTGCACGTCGGCCCGGCCGAAGCTTTCCACCTCGGCATTGAACTTGGCGATGTCGGAGACAAGCCCGTCAAGGCGCTTCCGATCCGTGCCGCCGGCCGCCGTCAACGCCCTGTAGGACTCCATGATGTCGTTGCGGCGATCCTGAAAGGACCGCTCCTCTTCCCTGGCTGCTTGATCCATGTCCTTGAGGCGCGCTTCCCGGGCAGGGCGGAAGCCCATGGCCTTGGCCGTCGTCTCGGCCGGGGTGGGCATGTAGTTGCCGCCCTGGTCGTCCCGGAGCGGATAGCCGCGGCTGGACGTGACGCCCTCCGTGGATTCGCGCATGACCTGAAAGGGCTTAGCAACGCCAGTGGGCAGGGCCTTTTCCACGGCCTTGCCGGGCTGGCCCGTGGCGAGATAGTGGGCCGCGCCCCGGTCGCCTACGAGGTCATTGGCCACGCCGCCGATGGGACCGGCGAGGTCCTTGAGGCTGGCCGGTATGCGAATCTGCGTGTCCATGGACCCGGAAACGTCGATGCCAAGTCCCCCCAGCGCGCCGAACCGGGCATACTGCTCCGCGTCCTGGCCCAGAGCCCGACGCACCCAGGCGAAGAAGGCCTCTTTCGGGTCGCGCGAGTCACCCAACGTGGAATAGATGGCCTTGGCTGCTGTCCAGCCAAGCGCCCCCATGCCGGTGGAGGCGCCACCCATGACCAGCGGCGCAGCCAGCAGGTGCATGAAGGCCCGGGCATCGCCCTTGCCCCACACGTCGGCCAGCAGTTGGAGCGTGTTGTGGGCGTACTTCTGATAGACGTAGCCGAGCTGCATCATGCGTGCACCGGCATTGGATCCCCAGGCGGCTTCGGGCATGGCCTCGCGGCCGTAGACGCCGTGCGCCCGGTCAGAGGCCAGCAAGGCCCGCTCCGTGGATTCCTGGTGGCCGAATCCAGCCAGCCGGGCTACACGATACCCGGCAAGCTGTGTGGACAGCCGGTTGAACTGCTCGGTCACGCCGAACATCAGCATGGCCTTGTTCATAACCTGGGACCAAGCCCGGCCGGCCGTGGCCTGATAGGTTTTGAAGACCTCCCGGGCAAACTGCGGGTCGTCCAGGTCTTTGCGCTGGATTTCGGCCAGGAAGGACCGCTCGTCCGGGTTGAGGTTCTTCCTGCTCTTGCCGAGCATGAAGGACATGGCGTCTGGCAGGGCGCGGGCAAGCTCATGGTCGCAGCGCAAGAGGGAAACCTTGCTGTCGCTGCCGTAGACCCTTATTGCCGGCGGAACCTGCGTGGCCAGGGTCGTCAGGTTGACCAGTGCGCTCTTGGCGTTGAAGCCGAGATACTTGAACGTGGCGATGGACTTGCCAAGGGAAATGATCCTGTCGGCCTTCTCCGGGTTTCGCAGCTGGTCCTGCAGGTAGTTCTGCACCATCTCGAAGGTGCGCGGCTCCCGGCGCGGATCGAGGAGCATTTTCCCGTCAGGGCCAGTGGCAAACATGGACCGAACCGCCTCCTGGGCCGCCTCCATTTTGGCGATGCCGTAGGATGTGCGCTGGGCATACTGCGCGAACCGTTCGCCGGCGTCTTCGATGTAGCCCCGGACCACGCGGCCTTCCCGGCCGGTACGGCGGATGGCCGAGGAGCGGAAGCCGCGGGCTTTGATGTCGGTGGAAAGCTCCTCGACGAGGCTTTCGAGGAACGCCTTCCTGGCCTCCTCGGGCGCGCCCTTCAAGCCCTGGGCGGCGCTCTCCACGACTTTGGCCACCTCGCCCACCCGGGCTATGGCCTGCTGGGTGCTTTCTCCCAGGCGCTGCACGGGCTCCCGGCCGGTGATCTCCCAACCCTCGGCGCGCAGCTTCTTTTCCAGCCCTTTGGCCTGGTGCTTCCAATCGACGTGGTGTCGGGCATATTCGTAGTCCCCGCCCGGGAGCTTGCGCCGGGCCATGACGGCAAGGTCACCGTTCTGGCGGATGCGGGGTGCGTAGAAGCCGCGCATCTGGCCCATCTCGTTCACGGCCTCTTTGAGGCTCATGGTCACGAGCTTGCCGTCGGCGTCCCGATACTGGATGTCCGGGTTGACGCCCTTGTCGAGCATCTCCTTGTAGGGGCGGAGGCGCTCATCGAGGAGAGCATCGTATTTGTCCCGCATGAGGCGGTACATCTCCCGGGCCGCCTCCGGAACATTTTGCTGGGCCATCCACTCCTCGACAGCAGGCCGGCGAATCTCGCGCACGTCGGCCACGTCGATGATCTTGTTGACCAGGGCACGGGTATTTTCGGGAAGGACCTTCCACCGGTCCATAACCGTCTTCCCGTCCGGGAGGTCCAGGGCAGTGTGCAGGATCTCGTGCGCCCGGCTCACCCTGTCCCGGAAGGTGTTGTAGATCTTCCAAGCGACAGGATGCTTCTGGAACGTATAGTCGGGCGTGCCGAGCCAGCGGGCCATGGGGCCGATCTCGCGCCGCGCGCCCTTGGCCACTTCCTTGGCCGCCTCACCGGCATCGGCCTCAAGACGGTCTTCGGGTCGAGCACTGAACCGCGCCCCTCCATCAGGGGCCCGCTCACCACCACCCCGGGCCATGCGCGTCAGCGAATCCTGAAGCAGGGCCTCCAGGTCGGCATGCTTCGGCGTGGCCCAGCCGTTGCGCACGAGCCAGCCACGCACGTAATCCACGAACCGGCCCCACAGACTGCGGTCCCGGGGCTCCAGGGCCTTGCCCACGTTCATGGTCTCGGCGATCCGGGCAATGTGCTCCTCGGCCGCGATGTGGTCCGAAAAGCCGTAGTCCTTGGCCATGCCGGTCAAGAACTTGTCGAACCTGGCGTCCGTCCCGAAAACGGTGCGCAAGCCGTGGTGGGCCACGTTCTCGTGGAGCCAGATTTCCCCGGCCCTGGACCGGCTCTCCAGGTTGTCGGCCACCAGCCAGACGGACCGGGTCCCCCGGTCGTAGACGCCTTCGATGGCCCCGGTGGAACCTGACCGTCGGTACTCCTCCAGAAGATGCGGCGGCAGTTCGTCCATGGTCCTCACGATCTGCACCGGGGCGGCCCCGGGCGCGGCCTCCTGGTAGCCCTTGATGCCGTGGGCCACGTCTTCGGGCGCGATGCCCTGGAAGGCCTCGGCCGGCTTCTCATTAAGGTGAAAGCGGACGTCGCCGGGCTGCGCCGGCATGGTCGGGGCGTCGGCCAGCCGGGCGGGCAGGCGCTCCACCTTGTCGGCCGGCACCGGCACCATGTCGAACGTCTGTCCCTCGGGCAGCGCCGGGCGGGCATTGATCCGCTCGGCCGCGACGCCGGGTACAGGGGCCCCGACCTCGTCCGCCGCCCGGGAAGCCACGTCCCGGCCAAGGATGTCCTGGCGCAGGGAATCAAGCTCGGACTGCCGGCCAAGCGGCGTGCCCAGGCCCAAGTTGTCGTCGATGCGCATGGCCGGCGGCCGCGTGTCCCAGGGATTGCCTTCGGACTCCTGAACGCCCGGGGCCCGCTGCTCCATGTCGGTGCGGAGATCGGACAGTTCGGGGCGCAGCGGCCAGGAGTCGGGGCCCTGCGCGGGCGTCTCCGGGGTGGGCTGACCGGACGCCGCGGCCACGTCCTGCCGGGGCGTCCCGGCCGCCTCGCCGTCCTTCGGGGCCACCTTGGCGGCCATCATGTCGTAGACTTCCTGGAGCGTGCGAGGCTGCTCCCCCTTGAAAAAGATGCTCTTGTTGGCCCGCACGGCCGCCGGGCTGGCGTGGTTGATGGCGAGGTCCGCAGGGTTTTCGGCCAGGCCGGTCAGGAACTGGTCGGCGCCGCCACGGCCGAGAAAGGCCGCCGTGTAAAGGTCTCCGTCCGACGGTTCCCGGCCCAAGGCCTCTCGGAGGAAAGCCCTGTTGTCCCGCGTGAAAAGTGCGGCGGCCGTGGCCTGTTGCGTCGGATCGGACCGGCCGTCCATGGTCAGGCCGAAGTCCCGGCCGTACTGGTTGACCATGGCCCGCCATGTCGGGTCAGTGAACTGGAAGAGGCCCTGGGCGCTGGACGTGCCGGCCTTGGCGTCAGCCTTGCCGCCGCTCTCGGCCATCATGTTGCGCATGAGGTAGGCCGGGTCCTCTCCCACCCGGGATGCGGCCTGGGCGATGAAATCAGGGACGGCCGGCGCAGCCTTGGCCGGCTTGGCCTCGGCCGCATCGGCCGCGCTGTGCAGGGTGTCGAAGATGTCACCGCCAGCAGGGCGGGTGTCGATGCGCACGCCGCTGTCGCGCCGCCGCTCCACGCCCATCTTGCCGGGGGCCAGGGCGAAGGGAACGGCCACGGCCGCGTTGGTAGCCGCGGCGTGCAGGGTCTCTTCCGTTGTTGGAATGCGGCCTTCGAGGATGGCGTCAGCGGAGTTGAGCGCCGCGCCTGTAACGCCTTGAACGCCGGCCTGTGTCCCCAGGCGCGAGAATAGCGGCAATGCCTGCCCAACCTCACCAGTCTTGTGCAGGGCCAAGCCGGAAAGGTATCCCTTGGCCGCTCCCTGTGCGCCCTCCTCGCCGGCCCCAAAAAATGCCATGCCCAGGGGCAAGGCCTGCTTCGCCATCATGGCTTCAGTCATGCCGGCTGCGGTGCCGATGCCACGGCCGGCCGCGATATCCAGGGCCATGGCCGGAAGCGCACCAAACCCGGCGCCGACGTCTGTGGCAAGCTGCTTCCAGTACGGTTGCCCTTCCTTCTGGTCGGCAAGGGCTTCCTGCCCACGACGGATGGCCGCTTCTGGCTGGTCAATGAGCGGGCCACGGGCAGCGTCGATGACAGGTTGGTATTGTGGAAAGGCAACGCCAGCGGCGGTCGATCCGAGCTTGTTGAAATCTGCGGCCTTTTGAAAGAGCGCAGGCCCGTAATTCGTAACTGCACCAACGGCGCCGGCCCTGACGGCATCCGTCACCTTGCTCGAAGCGTCGGCCAGGGTGTCCAGGGTGCGGAGGGCCGCGTTGCGCTCCTTGCCGAAAACGTCATCGGCAGTTGGCAAGCCAGAAGGACCAAAGACGTCATCGGCCGAAGGGAGCGCATTTGGGGCCGCCCCAAAAACATCGTCAGCGGTTGGCAGCATTATCGAATCCAGCCCATTTTTCTGGCGTAGGTCTCACCATCTGCGCGTGGCAGCTTCCCGGACTTAACAGCCTCAACCACGTCGTTTAAGCTGTTGAACTGCACCCCCCCCTGCTGTCCCTGCCCAGATTGCGGCGGCGTCTGCCCTGGAGACAAGTCTCCGGATGGTACAGCCGGGGCGACCTGAAGCGGCATAACGGAATTGGTGGCCTCATCGTAATGGCCTGGAACCTTTTTAAATCCCATGGAGTCGTTCGGGTCAGGCATCATGATGACGCGAGGCTGCTTGGCCCTGGTGTTGCGGGCGTCGATTTCCGATTGGAGGTTGTCAACCCGATACGGCTGCAACTCCCGTTCGCGGCTGTTCGATTCTGCCGCCCGCTGGTCGGCGTTGCGGGCCAGAGTGACGTTGCTCACGACAGAGGGGTCCGCGCCGGCCGGCGTGCCCAAGGCCTTCGCCGTGTTTTCCTCGCGCTGCAGTTGAATGTTTCCGGCAGAACCAAGGGAAAGCTTTAAAGCGTCCTGACCGAGGCCGTCATAATAGGTGTGGAACTGCGGCGGGACGTCCTGGCCGAATGTCCCTTGGTATTTCGCGCGGACCATGTCCAGGCTTGCCTGGTCCTTTATCAAAGGGGCATAGGTCGAAATAAAATCGGTCTGCGCTTTGGCGATTTGGGCATTGCGTAAATGATTGGTCCCTATCTTCCCCACTGCGTCCAAGGCGGAAGAGCCGAACCCACGGGCCGCCACGTCACGGAGAACATTTTGCCCGGTGGGATCCCTTTTCATGGCATCGTTGAGCGCATTCCGCGCATTGCTTTCATACGCCATATCCGCCAGACGCTGGTTGTACAACGAACTCAAGGCGTTCTCTTTCTTGATCTCGCCCAGGTTCAGCGGATCTATCTTAACCGGAGTCGGAGTCTCAAAGTTCGCCATGACTTACCCCATAGGATATTGATAGGTGCCGTACCCTGACGCGGTCAGGTAGTTTTTGACGCCGCTGTTGAGCGAGTTCGCAACACCGGACAGGGCGTTGTTCTCGCCAGATGCGGCCGCGCTATTGGTGCTGGCGATGGTCTGGTTCTGGCCCGTGTCCAGGCTGATGAGGTTGTTGGCCGTGTTGCCCCACAGCGAGTTGATGAGCTGCGACAGGGCGTTGTACTGGTTGGCCGCCGTCGACGAGAGGCCGGAGATCGTGGAGCCCGTGTTGAGCATGGCGTTCGCGCTGGCTTGCCCCACGTTGGCCTGGCCGGACGCCGAGGTCATGCCGAGATTGGCCAGGGCGTTGTAAAGCGTGGACTGCCCGGCTGCCGTGTTGGCCCCGAGGTTCGCCAGCGCGTTGTAGGCGCTGGACTGGTTCGCGGCCGTAGTGGTGTCCACGCCGGCCTGCGTCGAGTAGAGGGAACCCTTGCCGGCCGCCGTTGCCGTGCCCAGGTTTGCGAGGGAATTGTAGAGCGCACCCTTGCCGGCCGCCGTCTGCATCCCGGCGCTGTTGACCTGGGAGGTAGCCGTCTGGCCCACATCAATAGCTGTCTTGTACCGGCCCAGGATGTCGTCCAGCTTGGTGGACGCGTAGTCCTGGCCGTACTGGTCCACGGCCTTCTGCTGCGCCCCGGAGAGGACCAAGCCCTTGGACGCGGCCGAACGGTCCAGGGCCTGGGTGCCCTGGGACAGGCCGAACTGATAGCCAGGGTCCGACGTGATGGACGACGGGTTGGTCAGGAGGCCGGAGTAGCCGGCAAGTCCCTGCTGTCCGAGGGCCATGTAATTGGCCTCGTCGGCCCGGACCTGATTGTACTTGTTGTCCCACTCGGACAGGCCGGAGTTGAGCGCGTTGGAGCCCTGGTTGTAGGCCGTGTTCCATCCGGCCAAACCGGAGTTGATGGCGTTTGTGGCGTCCGTCTTGCCCTGGGCCAGGGCTCCCAGGCCGGAGTTGATATAGCCCGTCCCCTGCGAGAGTGCGTTCCCCCACCCGGAAATGCCGGCGTTGAGCGCGTTCGCCCCGGAGTTGTAGGCTCCGGTGTAGTTGCCGGTGAGGCCGGACAGCGCGCCCTGTGCGCCCTCGCCGTACATGGCCATGGTGTTCATGCCATCGATGATGGCTTGCAGCGCGTTTCCGGTATTGGTCTGGAAGTCGCCGTAGGCGTTTTGAAAGCCGGTCATGAGGGCCTGACGGTCCATCATGGTGTTGTAGCTGGTGTCCGCCTGCGTCGATTGGGCGGCGTCGGACGAGTTGGATCCGCCGAGGAGCGAGGCCCCGGCACCGGCCAACGAAGCGCCGGCAGAAATTGCGGTCTCGAGACCCATTACAGCCTCCCCACGCAGCAGGTTTCCATGGGAGTTATCCCCCGCCGGGACAGCGCCCGGATCAGAGTCGCGTCATCGAAAAAGGTGTTGAAACGAAAGATTTGCGCCCCATGATCCCGAGCCCAGGTCCGCATGTGGTCGACCATGCGCAGAACCCAACGGCGTTTGGCGAGGCCAGACGAGGACGTCGGCCGCATGTGGCAGATCCATTCCGAGGCGACCGTTTGAGATCTGTCCAGCATGGACGGACCCAGACTGACGGCGCAGGCCCCCTCCACCCCATGTCCCAGGTCCACAATGGATAGATCGGCTCGGGGCGACTCCAGCAGGTCGAGGAGCGTTACGATCACGCCGTCCATGGTCATGGAGAGGCCATGGACGGACCATGGCATGTCGGCGTGGCACTCCAAAGAAAACGCCACCAGCCCGGCCAGGTCGTCATGTGTTGCCGGCCGGATCATGCGATCACCGCCCGGTCTGTGACGCGGCGCCAGGCCGTGCCGTCCGAGAAGGCTACCACCGGGCCGCCGGTCTCGTTGGTCACGTAGATAAGCTTCCCGGCCGCGCCGACCGCAGTCGGGGCCCCGGCCACGGTGTAGGACGGCAACGGCGGCCGGGCCTCCAGGGTGTCGAGGCGGGAATCCAGGGCGGCCAGCGCCGTGGCCGTGGTCGAACTGTCCCCGGCCAGGGTCTGCACGTCGGCGTCGATGGCCGTGGTCGGCCGGCCCAGGGCCTCGCCGATGCGCGAGTAGACCTCGCGAAACCATGCGGTCCACGGGGCGGTCATCTTGCCATTGGCGTCGATGGCCGGGGAAATGATGGGTGGAGCGTTCAGGGGCCTGCTCATGGCCGGCCCTCCGCGACGTCACCGTAGGCGGCCAGGATGGAGACGCGCACGGGGTCGGTGACGCGCACCCGGTAGACGCGGCTGCGGGACTGACCAAGCCGGCGCCATTCGGCCCTGGTCCGGTAGGCACCCTGGCGGCCGAGACTGGCCGCGTGCTCTTGGCTCCAGGTACGACCGCCATCGTCAGACCAGGAAAGGAGCGCCTGCGGGTCCTGGCCCTGGCCGGACAGCGTACCCACGCCGGTCTCGAAGTCGATGCAGACCCGGCTATGGATGAGCCGCTTGTCCTCGCTGACGAGAGGGGCGGTCACGCGCATGCGCTCGATGGGCTGGCCGGCATCCGTGGCCGCGGCCGGGTCGATGCGGTAGAGCCGACCCGACGTGCCGTCGCCGACAATGTGGGCCTGCCCGAGGCGGGCGTGGCAGGTCGGCCGCCACCGGCCCATGCCCCAGGACGCGCGGCGGTGCCAGGCGTCCACGGCCGCGTCGTAGACCCACGTCACATCCTCGGACGGGAATGTCAGTACATAGAAGCCATGGCCGGCCTGGCTGTAATAGAAGCCCCGGGCATCATCCACGCGAGCGTACCCGGCAATGGCCGCCTCGATGGCCCGGGTGGAGATGATCTTGGGCGTGTAGCCGTCGGCCCGGACCACGGTACCGTCCGTGGACAGCCAGAACTGCGTGTTGTCTCCCCGGGCCACGGAGAACCGGGCCGCGCAACCGAGCTCGAGAAAAGCCCCGCCGACGCGGGACAGGGGAAAAGAACTGTCGCCAGAGTTGTACCAGACCTCGGTGGTCCGCTCCCCAAACAGCCAAACCTCGCGGTGGTCCACCTGGATGGCCACCAGCTTATCGGGGTTGCCCTCAGCCGAGGCGAAATCAAGCGCGGACATGCTGCCGGCGTCATAGAGATCGGTCACCCAAAACTGACCGCTGTTCGGCGTGATGCCGAGCATGTAGCCATCCAGGTAGTCGACCTGGGCCGCGCCGGGCCAGTCGGCGTCCGTGATCTTGGCGAATGCGTTGGACGCCAGGGTGTAGGTGTAGCCATTGGGGTTGTCGGCCATAAAGACCTGCACGCCGTTGTCACCCATGGAGACGGGCCCTGACGTCGTATCGAGCGTGCCCAGGCTGGTCACGACGCCGGACGGGGTTACCTTGGACAGCTTGTTGCCGCAGACGGCGTAGAGGTTGCCGTCCGAGGACGCCCACAGGCCGCGAGTCTCGCCGCCGGCCTCGTTGAGGGTGGCGAACTCCACAAGCCCGGGCGTCGAGAGGAGCGCGGCCGAAGTCTTGGACCCGGACCCGCCGACCTCCAGGTAGAGGTTAAGGGAGTCCTGGCAGGCCCAGGGACGGGACTGTGTCTGATAGGCCGGGCCGATGAAGGGGATGATCACCAGCCACCTCGCAGGATCGTCATGGAATCCGTGCCCACGGCGGCGACATGGCGCTGTGTGACGCCCATGATCCCGGAGTACAGCGTGGCCACGGGCTGGGCATTGAGCCCCCGCAGCAGATCCAGGGAGGTGGACGCCATGGCCGACACCTCGGCCCCAACCGACGTGCCGTATTCCGGGGCCAAGCGGATGGCGAGGTTGGCGGCCAAGGCCTCGCGGTATTCGCCGGGCAACTCAATTTCGGTGTCCAGGGTCGGAACCTGCGCCAGGGGGTCCCAGCGCTGCAGCGTCAGGAAGTAGGACCGGTCCGGCACGGGGTAGAGGCAAACGGACGCCACGGGATAGACCCCATCACAGAAGAGGGACGACGGCAGGCCCGTGAGACCCTTGTTGGCGATGCCCAGGTAGTCGGCCTGGCTGATGAGCGTCACGGGCCGGTCGCTGGCCCCGTCGTTGATCCAGGCCCCGACGATCCGCACCGGCCGGGTGGCTAGGGCCACGGGCGAGGCCGAGACAGTCAGTGTCTCCACCGTCTTGACGGGCACGATGAGGTTCGACGCCGACCAGGACGCCAACATGTCGTTGAGCGCTTCCAGGGCGTCGACCGCTTCGGCCGCCCCGGCCGTCTCGCCGGCGGCCAGGACCTGGATGAGCCGCAGGGCGCGGGATATGATGGTGCGGGCCGTGGCCATGATGATCTCCTACGGCAGGGCCGGCGCCTGTGCGGCCAGAGCTTCGGCCACCTTGGCCTGGAGCGTGTCCAGGCGGATTTTCACGAACTGGATGCCCAGGCCCCGGGCGTAGGCCTTGAGATCGTCCAGGCCCATGGCCGCAATCTCGGGCGGCAGTCCGGTCGGAGCCGCGCTGTTCTCATTGTCGGGTTCGGCTACGGCCTCGATCTTGGCCGGGCTGTCCACCCATCCGGCGGCGAGGGCCGCATCGTATACGCCCTGCTCGTAGAAAATCCGGGGTTCATGCTCGGCGTGGTAGAGCCAGCCGGGAAGCTTTTTGACGTCCATGTGATCCTCCACGGGAGGAGCCGCAGCCCCTCCCTGTTCTTCGAATGGGCTAGCCCCAGACGCGGCAGGCCATTTCGGGCCGGATGCACTTGAAGCCGTACATGACGTCGAACCTCACCGGGACCGACCGATCGGAGATGTCGAAGCCACGAACGTAGGACATCCGGATGCCCTCGTAGGTCTCGGCGTGGTATTCGCAAGACCCCTTCGGGGGCTCTTCCATGTCCACGGTCGCCAGCGTGAAGGCTTCCTTATGGTAGGCCAGATTCTGCGGATAGGCGGTCGAGGCCGTTCCGATGACGGTGATTTCCGCGCCGTCGGCCGGGGCGGCGGTTACGTTCTGGTAGGCGCCGCTGATGACGATGGCCGGGGCGATGGCCACGGCGGCCTTGCCGTCCGCGCCGGAAGACTTGTCGGCGGTGACCACGAACTGTTGCAGCTTGCCCGTGGTCTGCTTGGACATGACGTTGACCTGGTAGACCCCGGCGACGGTGAAGACGTCGCCCTTTTTGAGTCGGGCGGCAGCCGCGGCGGTCCATTCCTTGGTGTTCAGGGTCGCGCCGACCTGATCGGCGCCGTCGACCAGCGGTGTGCCACCCAGGGGGCCGACCGTGTGCACGCACAGGTTCTGGTCCATGACGATGGAGTCGAAGCCGAGAACGTTCTTCCCCATCTCGCCGCGCTTGAACTGGTCGCTGATGGCCCCCTGCGGATTGAAGAACCCGCTCATGCCGTTGACCAGGGCGGCCATGCCGGCAGGGTTGACGACCATGGAACGGCCATCACGGGGGACGCTGTAGTCATCCAACTTTTCCCCGGCGGCCAGGATGGCGGCGGCGGTGGCCGGCGTGGTCCCGGGCGTTCCGACCGAGGGGAAGACGTCACGGGTCATGCCCAGGCACATGAGATCAAGCTTGTTAGCCATGGTGGCCATGGCCGGCTTGAGGACGCGACTGCTGAAATCGTCCATTTTGAGGGTCATGTCCCAGGCCGAAAAGGTAAGGTCGATGCCCACCACGTCCAGAATGGCGAACGGCGTCTTGCGCTCGGTGTAGTCCTGGGCGCTGCGGGTCATGCCCTGGCGGGTGGTGAACTGGTTGGGCAGACGGATATCGACGGTGTCGCCGATCTTTTTTCCGGCCTGGGCGAAACGGTTGTCATACGAACGGTCGATGGTGCGGACGAAAGCGAGGTTGTTCACCAGCAGGCGCAACGCCTCCTTGGTGATCTCCTGCGGGGTCAGATGGGTATTCGTGGGCATGGGGATTGTTCCTTATTAGCGCCGTGCGCGTTCCTGCTTATCGCGGTAGGCGGCGTACTCATCCATGGTCATCTTGGACGGATCCTTGACCGAGGAGGCACGCGCCCCCGAAACGGGCTTGATCGGCGGCGTGGCTTTGCTGACGGTTTTCTTGCCGGCGGCCTGGATGCGCTCGGCCAGCCGGCCGATCTCCATGATCTGCCGGGCCGGGGGCAACGCGGCGATGCGCGCGGCCTCATCCGGCTTCTTCCCCAGGTAGTAGGCGATCTCCGGTCCGGACTTGTCTTCCAAGGACAGGGCTTCGGCCATGATCGGCGTGATTCGCGCATGGTCGCCCAGGGCCACCTCGTCGAAGTCGTCGAACTTGGCCCGGCCGTCCTCGACCAACTTGGCTTGGCGCTGCTGGCTCTCCTGCGCTGCCCGGGCCTGGGCGGTCTGCTGCTGCGCGGACTGCTGCCGGGCCTGCTCGGCCTTGATCTCGGCGCGAACCTGTTGCCGAGCCTCATAGCCGACCATGGCGCGCTGGTACGCGCCGTAGTCCTGGAAGTCGGACTCCTTGGGGGCCTGTTCCTCGGGAGTGGCCTCGGCCTGGGGTGGGGCCTGACGCTCGGCCCTGGCCTGCTGGCTTTCGAGGATCATCCGACGCAAGGCGGCGTTCTCGGCCTCGGCCGCCCGCCGGGCACGCGTGATCTCGTTGATCCGTTTTTGAACGGGGTTGTCCTTGGCCGCCGGCTTGTCGCCTTCGGTTTCGGACTCCTGCTCTTCGCCGTTCTCCTGGGCGTCCTGGGCCTCATCCTCCGGGGCCGACGTCTCCCCGTGCTGCTCGTCGGTTTCCGCCGGTTCGGCCCCGGCGTCGGCGCTGTGGGTGTCGAAAACTTCAGTGTCGTCGCTCATGATCTCGCTCCTTGGCGTATTTTACCCGGCATACGGCCCGGCCGGTTCGGGCATGAAAGGCATCGTCCCATTCTCGAATTGCTTCGTGGCGACGGTTGGCCGGGTGACGGCCACGCCAGGAGGCAACCTGGGTTGGGCTGATTGTAGGGACGCGACCTGCTGCACCGCTTTGGCGTGCTTGACGGCCACGTCCATGGCCTTGCCCTGCAGGTCCATGTGGGCCTTTTTGACCTCGGCGTCGGCGGCCACGGCCCGGGCCTGCAACTCAAGCTGCTCGGCCTGCACGCGGGGGTCGGGCCCGTGCTGCTGTTGCTGGGCGGCCTGGGCCTGCTGCAGTTCGGCCATGGCCTGGGGGTTGCCGGCGGCGCGGATCTGCGGCGGCAGGGAGGCGTTCAGGCGTTCGGCGACCTCTTCCGCCTTGGGCCAGTCCATGGACGCGGCCACGAGGTCGGCGATCAGCGGGGCTCCATTCGGGTAGGCCTGCATGAATTGGATCATGCTGTTGGCCGCCTCGATGCGCTGGGTAGCGTAGGAGGGGCCGGCCGAAACCGTGACGTCGTATTTGCCCACGGTCAGGTCATGCAGCACCACGTCACCGATCCGGCGATTGACCATTACCTGTCGCTCGGACCCATCCACGCCGAGAACGCGGACGATACGCTCCGAGTCGTAGACGCGTGGGATGCAGTCGATCAGGACCTTGCCGAGCAAGCGGATGGCCCGGGTCAGATTGTCGAGGTACGTGAAGGTGGCGGTATCGCTCTCGCGCTGCCGGGCCAGGATGGCCTTGCCGCTCGTCTCGTTGGACTTCTGGCCGAGGCTGGCGTCGTAGATGCCGATCACAGACTTGATCTCGTCCACGGCCTGCAGACTAGAATTTGTGAGCGCCGAGTTTGGAGACGGGGGGGCGACTCGTTCCGGCTTCTGGCTGGCGGCGGTTTGGTCCGGATTGTAGGGCAGATAGGAAAATGACCGGTTGTTGGCCTGGCTCCACATCGCCTCGAAGCCTTCGAACATGCGCTTGGTGCCGATCCACGGTGCTTTCGGCGCCAGGGCTATGGTTTCGATTTCCTTCGTGCGGGTGAAGTTGTAGGCCTGTTGCGGATCCCTGGCGTAGCGGACCAGCCCCCACTGGTGGAGCTCTCCCTCGATATTGAGCTCAAACCCGGCCACGGGGATCACGGGGATGAAACGCGCCCCCTTGAGGTATTCGCGTGGCCCGTCCAGGACCTCGCCGCCGGTCATCTTGGCCCACAGGATCTTGTGCGAGTCCACCACGCGCCGGATGGGCTGGCCATCGGCGTCCTCGGCCACGATGGCGAAAGGATCTTCCGCCTGGATGCCCTCCAGGTCGTCCTCGGCCACCACCCGGCCGTCGAGCAACTGCACGATGGTCCGCTTGACCGGCTCCCGCCAATAGGCCTCGACCACCCGCACGGTTTCGACGGACTGGTCCTTGCGCGAGTCGGCATTGCTGGCCGACTCCCATTCGCAGGGCTCGTGCCCCGGGTACTCGGCCTCGAAGCGTTCCTTCGGGATGTCGTCGATGACGTAACAGTATTCGGCGTCGGAGTAGTCCGGCTCCTGGCAATTGGGGTCGAAAAAAACGGTGAAGGGATTCAGGACCTGCTTGATCTTGAGGTCCTGGTGAAATGTGTCTTCCCCGGCGTACTCGGCCACCACGCGGAGGAAGCCCCGATGCCCACAGATGACCGGGAACTCAAAGGCCCTGTCATAGGCCACATCGGCCATGCTGATGGTCTCGATGTTGCGGATGAGCCCTTCCAGGATCTCGGCCGTCTGCTTGTCGGCCCCGGAGTCAACCGGGCTGACCTTGATGGCCGGTCGGTTCTGCCGCTCATCACCCACAACGGTGGCCACGAACTGCGGCAAGCGGTTGATGATGAGGCACGGAAGCCCCTCGGCCTCGCGCTGCCGGCGCACCTCCGCCGGCCACTGCGTCTCGCCGATGAAAAAGCGAAGGTCATCGGACGCGGCCTGGCGCTGCTTGCTCCACGCGCTGGCGATGTCCCGGAAATGCTCCTGGTGCTCGGCAATGAGCTCGGCGTCGGTCCGGGGCTTGTCGTCCGCCATCTAGGCCCCCATCCAGCCGCCGGCATAGGCGTGTGGTTGCTGCTGTTTTTCCGGGGCCGGTTTGGTCTTGGCCAGGGCCATCCCGGACATGACGAGGTAGCGCATGCAGTCCATGAGGTGGTCGTTGTCCTTGACGATGCGGCCCTTCTCGTCGCGACGGTACAGGCGATATTCTGCCAGCCAGGCCTGAAGGCTCTTGAACGCCTTGAGGCGTCCGGAACTCATGCGCTCCCACACGGCCAGGATGCCGGCCTCAACGCTGTTGTCCGCCGGGGAAATCTCGAGACCAAGGCCCCGGTAAACGTCCATGAGCCGGGAGCCATCCTTCTGGTTCGCGCCGGCCGAGGCAGGATCGACCACGCCGGGGATCCATTCGCCACGGCTCTTGACAGCCTGGGCGTGGACGGCAGGTTCGCACTGGCCGCGCTTGTATTCAGCCGTCAGGTAGAGGATGTCCGCGTCACGGTCCCACGCGCCCCATAGGGCGGCCGTATTGTTCCAGCCGACATCCAGGGCGTAGACGCGGGGCCAGTGGGCCGGGACCTCGAAATCGGCGGTTGTGATGTCGTCTTCGGCGATGGGGTAGATGGCGCCGGAACCCAAAGCGGGAATCCCTCGGGAACGGGCGTCACGCATGTGCGGCGGCATGGCGGCCAGCATGTCCGCCTTGTCCTTGTCGGACAGGTGCGGCACGTCGTCCCATGTGGCCATCACCACACATTTCCCAGCCGGGTTGCGGCCGTCAGGGAGGAAGGACAAAACGACGTCGGACAGACCACGAAGCGGCGTGAACGTCAGCATGACGAGTCCGCCGGTAGTCATGGTGCGGATCAGACATTCCCCGTAGACGGCCGAATCAGGCTCCTCATCCAGCCAGATGATGTCCTGTTCCGTCCCCTGGAACGCTTCCCGTCCCTGGTCGTAGGATTTGAATCCCAAGACCGAGACGCCTCCGGACTTGTGACGGACGCGCACGGTTTCGATGAGGTCCGGGACATTGCCGGCCCGGCGTTTGGTGTCAATGATGGCGTCGGCAGGGATAAGGCCGGTCCCAATCTCCCCGATGGGTCCGAGCAGCTTGAACTGCAAAATGTCGCGGACGGTCTGGCTCGTGTCACCAGCAGCCCACGCTCGGATGGATTCAGCGAAGCGCCGTCCTTCCCACCAGTCCGGGTACTCGCCGGTCAGGTGTAGGGCCATTTCATAGCCGCCTGCACCCTCGGTCTTACCGACGCGGTTCGCGGCCATGAACAGGCGTTCGCGTTGCGTGGACCCGTGACGAAAGAATTCCAGGTGACGCGGGTAAAGTTCGCGGCGCAAGGCCCCCTCGGCGGGGTAGTAACTGGAAATGCGACGCGCCCGTTTGCGGCGGGCCTGCAGGTCAAGCAGTTGCGCCAATTCCAGCTTTTCGGAGGAGGTCAGCGATTCGATTTTCAACCTGTTCTTCCGTCATGTTTTCGAACTGGATGGGACCGCCGTCTTTCCCGGCGAGCTCGTGCTTGGATCTGTCCGCATAGACGTCCGGCTTGAGGGCCTTGAGCCTAAAAATCAGCAGCGTGTCGGAATACTCCTGGATCTCGCCGCACTTCTCGCCCTGGTAGAACACGGGCCGGGCGGTACCCCTGTAGGCGCGCCGATCGGCCTCGGCCTCCAGGTTCTCGACGTACTCAGCCATGGCCTCAGCCCAGGCGGCAGCAAAGGCGGGGTCATTTTTTCTGGCCTTGCGCGCCGTGTCCCGGTTGATGCCGGCGGACCGGGCAGCGCGGGTGACGAAGCCATGCTCTGCCAGGGCTGAAAGGAATGCGGCCCGCAGTTCGGCCGTGAATTTTTCTGGTATGCCCTTGCGCCTGGCCATGGCTACTTGCCCCCAAACAGCACGTGCTCGGCCAGGACGCCGACTGCAGCACCGGCCATGGTGCCGACTGCGGTCAATGCGGCCTGCTGGCCCCGGCTGAAAGACCGGTGCTCCTTGAGCCCCTGGATCTCCCTGCCCTGCTCCTCCTGCCCGCGTTCCAGGTCCTCGAGCCGGCGACCGTTGGCGCTGCACCGCTCGACGTGCACGACCTCGACCCGGGCCACGCGCTCGGACACGTTGCCGATCCGCTCGTTTGCCTGGGCCACGTCGGCCTTGAGGCCGGTCAGCATGGATATGACCTGGGCCTGGAATTCGGATTCAGCCATGCCGGCGTTCTCCCTTGCGTCCGAAAAAACACCCACCGCACAGGTAGACGGCCAGGAAATAGACGAGGGCCAGGGAGGCCCGCAGCGGGAATAGGATCTTGCTGCCCCGGCTGCACAAGATCATGAGATTGAGCAGAAAAAAGAGGTCCGCCAGGAAGCGGTTGTGCCCCTCGTGGTACATCCAATCGTGGACGTCGCAGGCGGGCGTCACGACCACGCCGACGATGCGCTGCGGGATGGGCCGCAGGCGCCATCCTGCCGGCCCGCAACCATTGCAGACGCGGCGGCGCATGCCCGGGGTGGCGGCGCGGTAGGATGGGGGGGCGAAGAGGCGCACGACCCTAGCTCCCGGCCACGGCCTCAGCCACGGGGGCGAGAATGCCGGCGGCCTGTAACGCGAAATTGGCCCACGCGGCGTACCCCTGCATCTGCGCCTTGGTCGCACTGTCCATGGGGCTGGTCTGCGCCAGGGTCGCCAGGGCGGTGGCCGCTCCCTGCGCTTGCGTCAGGGCGTCCGAGGCAGAGATACCCGCCCCGGAGCCGGCGGGGGTACCGGCTCCAGTGCGGGTGCAGGCGGGGAGGAGGCAGGCGAGGAGCAAGGCGGAAACGAGCAGGCGGGAAATATTACGCACGGGGAAACCCTCTTGGTTCGGCCTCGGATTGCTGCGCCGGGGCCTTTGTCGTGACGATCGGCCCGGAGGCGGTCAGGCGCCCCCAGGCGGCCAGAGCGGACAGTGCCGACACGATGTAAGGGGCGACGTTGCCGAGGTCGTAGGCAACGCCCTTGACGGTCAACGTGACGGGCAAATCTCCACCGGACGCCAGGGTTACGGCCAGGGTGCCGACGATGCCGGCCAGGGTCTTGGAGGTGGCGATGCCTTTGATGAGCCGAGGGAGATCAACCACGCGATCCTCCGTAGAGCAGCGGATGCGCCACACGCTCCCAGGCCCGGGCGATCCGGTCCGAGAGTCGGTAGAGCACGCAGCGCACGTGCATGGCATTGAGGTGGTGTTGCAGCCAGGGCCTCATGCGATACCCAGGGCCATCAAAAAGGCCTTGTGGATGAGGTCGTCCGAATACGGCTGCTGACCGGCGTTCTCCACGCGGGTCATCGGGCCAGCCAGTTTTTCCAGGTCGTTTTCAGTCAGGTGTTGGTCCGGCTTGAAACCGGATCCCTTGCAGACGGCGGCCACGTACTCGCGCGTGTTGTTTTCGTTCGGAGGAGCCCACCGGCCGATGATGGCGTTGACCGTGCGCAAGCCGTAGTCGCGATGGTATTTGAGCAGGAGCTTGAAGGCGGCCCGGAGGCCGTAGACGGGGAGAAGAAATTCCTCGAAGGAGCGGTCCTTCTTCTGGCTGGCCGGAACCTCGCCAACCCATGTGTCCTTCGACACGCGGATGTTGAGCGGGTTGTTGTTCCTGATGCCCCTGGTCGGTTTCTGTCCCATGTCGGCCCCCATGCCCATCGCGGGCGTATAGGGGCCATTTTCTCGTGAATTACGTCATCGGTGGAGTGTATATTTACGCATGATCGAGCATATTCTCGCATCTTGACGGCGGGACAGGTCGACCTGACGACCACGCATCGAGCTCCAGGCTACATGCTACCCACGTTCCATCGGGCTCCTGTTTTATCGGAGCTCCCGCCGCCCTCTTGCGTTCGATGGCTGACCACGCCCTGAGATGGAAAAACGCCAAGATGGCTTTCCGGCCTCGCAAATCGTATCGGCTTGTCACTACTTCCCCTCCGTTTTTCTAAGCGCCGTGCGTTTGGGCCATCGGCGCGATCTCGACCACCACGCGGCCGCCTTTGACCACGTCGCCCCAGTACACGTGCTTGGCGCGAATCTGCGAATCGTCCCCCCACACGCCGGCTTTAGTCAGGGCGTCGAACAGGGTCTTGCCGGCGAAGTTGTCTTCGTCCCTCCGGCGCAGGTCTGGCGGGCACAGCGTGACGCTGACCTCCAGGTCTCCGGCCAGGGGCAACCCCGGGAGCTTCGCCGCGACCACCAACGACCGGACCGCCAAGCGGTAGGTCGTGGACTTTTTCGCCAAGTGCATGTGCTTCCCGGAGCGCCGGTGGGTTTTGTTCGTGCTCACCGGCCAGGGCAGGGTCAGGGTGGTCATGTTTAGAACACCCGTGGTTTCCCGAGGCGTTCCCATCTGACCCACGCCATAAAGAAGGCGTGGGCGACCTCCAGGCATGATTTTCTCCACTGCTCGTCAGCGTTCTTGACCACGTGCCAGTTGAAAAAATGTTCCGCGTCCGGATTTTTGTCCTCGGCCCCAATCTCCGGCATGACCTGCCACATATCGCACGGCTCATCGAGGAGGCGCTTGCTTCCCCAGGCGAATGAGCACCGGAAACCGACCGCAGCGGACAGCATGTCGAGGAGCATTTCCGTTTCTTTCCCTGCGCCCTTTGGGAAAGCTGTTTCGTACCGAGGCTGGTAGCTGTCCATGTCCTCTCCCCCTTCTGGTTTTGGATTTCGTGCCCGTGGCCCACCCCCACGTATAATAATCTCTAAGAGAGATTATTATACTGGGGGCCGGCGTCCCCCGTGTGCCCAAGAAATATCAATATATTATAGCATGTTACGAAGCAATGAGCACATAAGGCCTTTTTTGTGCTCAATTCAATAATTTCAGTCAGTTGCAAAATCAGCCCCGTTTTGACGATTCATCTTCTCAAGAAACGTCTGGTTCTTTCCGGAGCCTTCCTTTTCGATAAGCCCCTGCCGGACAGCCCGCTTGATGACCCGCTGCCAATGCGCCCTGGACATGTCGGAGGATGTCAGGGCCTCCATGGCCTCAATGAGCGCCATCTCGGTCTGGATGATCCCACCGGCATCCCGAACGGCCTGGGTGACCAGGAACACCTCCGGGTCCTCCACCGGCACGTAATCCAGGTTCTCCGTGCGCTCCAGGTAGAAGGGGGCCTGGATTTTGTAGTTTCGACTCTTGTCATGGTTGACGCGCAAAACGAACCGCCCCTGTCCGGAATGGGCTTGGTCGAGGATAAGGGCGTTGTCGTACCAGTCCCTGATGGCCGACGCTCCACGTCCGCCCTTGGCCGCATCCTTGCCCGTGTGGTGGACGATGATAAACGATGCGCCGGTCAGCGTGGCCAGGTCGTTGAACCTGTCCAGGGCGGCGCGCATGGCCACGTTGTCGTTTTCGTCGCAGTCGTGGAAGCTGATGAGCGGATCGAGGACGACGACGTCAGCCCCGGACCGCCGGATGATAGACTGAGCTTGGTCGAAGAATTCCCTGTTAATGGGCCCATGGACCCGACAGTCGTTGCTTCCGAGCACGGGTGCGACGATGTTCGGCAGGGCCTTGGCGATCTCCGGCCTATCTTTCATGATCATGGCCAGGCGTTTTTTCGTGGCCTTGGCCGTATTCTCCGACTGGAGAAAGAGGACTCTTCTTTGCCTGGGCACAGGGAAAAGCCCAAAGAGTTTTGGCGGACCATTGAGGTCAACACCGGCCGTTTGTGGTTTCGGCATGGCCAGGAAAATGGCCATGTTCACGGTGAAGAGGCTTTTCCCGATGTTGCTTGGACCAATGACAAGCAGGTTTTCCGTCTCGTCCACCAAACCCTCCGCGACCGGCTTTTCGTCGAAATGCATCCCCATGATGTCCGAAAAGGTGATGATTTCGAAGTTGGTTGGTCGCAACTGCCGACGGACCTCGTCAAGGCCCTCGAGGGCGTGCAGGTCGTTGAAATCGGTGGGATGGCTTGAGAGGTCCTTGAAGTCTGGAACGATAGCCTTGACGCCAATGGCGTGGGCGGCCGCTTGGCCCTTTTCGACGCCGACATTCCAGGGGGACCCATCCCCCTTGGTGGCCCAACGGTCGTTATCCGCGGCGACGATGATCTGTGCTTGGGGGAACACCTCCCTGACCGTCTTAGCCGTGCTTTCAAGGTTTCCAGCATCGAATCCGATGGCGACGGCATGTCCCGTGGCCATGTGGATCGATGCCCCCGTGGCGTACCCCTCCGCGATGTAGACGACGCCCTTGTCTCCTTCGATCCAGCCGAAGGCTCCTGGCTTTGTCGTCCCCGTGAGGAACCGCCTGACTCCGTCGGGGAAGATGCGTTGCAAACTCCGCAGGGAGCCACTGGCGTCCCACATCGGAATAAGCAGCTCCTTCCCAAGAGACTTGACGCCGAAGGCGCCGACCTGCTTTTTGCGCAGGTAGGGGTGCGAACCATCTTCATCGCGGGCCTTCGCCCATTTATCGGCGGCGATTACAGAGCATTCCTTGGCAAGCCTTTCGCGTTCGGCATCTCGTGCCGCCCTCGCCTGCCTGAACCTCTCACGCACAGCCTCCACTTCGACGGTCGATAGTTCGTAATTCGCCTTTAGGCACCAAGTTTCGGAAAGATCTTCCTTCCAGGACCCATAGGCCCCAGCTGGAATATTGTCGGGGTAGAAGACGGCCCATCCGGACCGTTTCCCCCGGGCCTCGTCTGGCAGGTCGAACCGGTGCAACCGGCCGTCAGGCTCAATCTCGGGCCGGCCGAGGCCGGCGGCCGCCAGGGCATCGCGGAAGGCGTCCAGGGCCTCGGCCACGGACGCCGGCCGGGCCTGCTGCTGCGGCTCGTCCTGGCGTGCGTAGGCGTTGAGGTCGATGACCCGCCGCGGCTGTCCCATGGAGCCCTCCGTGTTGCTCATGCCCAACACCGCACCGACCAGTCGCAGCATTTGCACTCCCACCGGGAGGAGTCGGCCAGGCCACGCGGCAGCATCTCGCCGGCGTCGGAAGCGAGCAGGACGCGCCGGGCCCTGGCCAGAAGCGCTTGGTGCTCCTGGGGCTCATAGGGCACCAGCTCGTGGTGCATCTCCATGGTGTCGGCGTTGAGGGCGGTAAACAAGCCATGGGAGAGCTTGAGCTCGCCCATGTAGAGCTGCATCTGGCCGTAATACCGGGGATGGGCCACGCGGAGTTTGTCACGCCTGGATTTGCCCCAGGATTTGTTATTGAGGCACTTGCACTCCCAGTTGGCCGGCAGCGGCAGGGGAGCGGGCCCTTCGCCACGCCACATGACCAGCACGCCGTCCGCATGGCCTTTGACGCGACCGTCCAGGGCCTCGAAGGCCCATTGCCCCCCGGTGTCCGGGTCGCGGTCGAGCAATACCCACCCGGAGGCCTTGAGGAGTCCGATCACGTAGTCCTCGGCCCACCGGCCCCGATCGAAGCAGCGCAACACGCGAGGCGGGAACCCCCGGCCGGGATCGACCGGGGTCCGCAGGTGCCGGTACTGGATGGCCCGCTCGCAGGTGTCCCCGAGGATTGAGGCGCCGAGGTAGTCCCGCGGCGTCTCGGCATCCCTGGCCAGGGCCATGGCGGCATCGATCCGGTCATTGATCCGGTCGCCGAGGGCCGAGGCGGATTTGCTATTGAGGTCGATCACGCCGCCGCCTTGCAGTAGCCGCGCACGAAGGCCCGGATATGGTCGTTGGGCTCGATATTGTAGGCTTTGCTGTAGAGACTGCTGGACGCCCGCCTGACCGGCAGGCCGAAACGGCGCAGTGCCCGGTAGAGCGCTGCCTGGTTAGCCAGAGGCGTGACTCCAGGGGTTTGGTTGTAGACGGTCAGCAGTCGGGACAGGGATGCCTTTGGCTGCGGCCTGGCGGTATCAAGGGCTAGGGCCGTGCGAATGGCGATGGCCATGAACAGGCCGGGCGTGGGTTTCGGCTCCCGGATCGGGGTGGGCTTGCGCCTCCGGGGTATGGCCGGACCCTTCCACGGGCTCGAAATGTATTTGCGCAGCCGGCCCGCGATGCGTCGATTGAAGTTGTCCCGGCCCTCGGCGATGAGGATCATCGGGATCGGGCAACATGCGCAGGCCATGGGTGGTAGCAGGCAGGCGGCCCGGTCGATGCACCGGGTCCGGTCCGTGTCGCCGAGGCCCTGGGGGCAGGTGATCGAGGTCATGCCGCCTCCCTGGTCGCGAGTTGTCCCAGCGCACACGCCGTATTCGCCCGGTGGCAGATGCTGTCCGGATCGCCGAAGCGTTTGGCGCAGGAGGACGCTGACGTTTTCCCGCCGTCTCGCGGGCAGCGGTAGTCTTGGCCGCGCTTCATGCGGTCGCCACGGGTGCAGGCAAGGTGGTCGGCACGGAACAGTCTCATGCGATTTCCCCGATTTTCAGAAAGTTTCCCGGCGCTCGGCCAGGAGTTTAAGGGCTTTCCACGCGCCGGCATCGCGGGCGGCCGAGTAGGCTCCCAACCCCTGAAGGAGCAGCTTTTTGGCAAACACCGACGTCTGCACCCCCTCCGCCGCGGCCAGCCGGGTGAGCAGATCCACCAGATCGGCGTCCAGGGCGTTGAGCGTGATGCTCTCGGTCCCGGCCTTGGAAGCAAAGCGGGCCAGGGGTTCGGGGAGCGGTTCGGTGTTGGGCTTGCGGCGAAAAAATTTCAGCATGGGGATCCCTCGTGAAAATGATGCACGTGAGCGTCGAGCGTGACGTGGATGGCCTGCTGGTAACGATGGGCGTTATTGACTACGCGGCCGCCCATTTCCGCCGCTTCCGCCGGCCAGCCGGCACCAGTCGTGCGGAGATCGTCCGCGAGGCCGAACGCATGGCCCTGGAACGCTGGCCGGGTGGAATCATGTTCCGGCTCGCCCTGCCCCTCGGAGACTGCGGCCATGTCGAATAAATGCGGCGACTGCGCCGAGTGGGAGCGGTCCCCGGTCATGCGCCCCGGGCCGGTCGAGGAGAGGGCGTGCCTCAAGGGGTACAAGCTCGTGCGGGCGGAGACGGAGGCCGATTCGGTGTGCTTTGTGGTCATCACTGAAGACTCTCCCAAGAACGAACGGCCCCATGGGCTGTAACCGTCACCAGGGGCTTGGGCATCGTGATGTTGACCCGGATAGGTCTGCCGAAAATAAGGATGGCCGCACCCATACCGACAAACGCGCCGAGGCAGGCGGAAAGACAGATTCCCCAGTCCATCACGCCCCCACCTCATCCCCAACCTGCTGCCGCCCCTTCCCCCGCATCGCCGGGTACGGGTCCGGGCAGCGCGAATGGACGTCGACAAAATCGCGCCCGGCGGGGGTGTCGGGTGACGCGGCTATCGGGGTGCCGCAGGACGTGCAGGTGAGGAGGCCGGTGCGCTCGTCGTGGACGATCCAGGAGGGCGTGTCTGGGGAGGATTCGAAGGAGGGGCAGTCCGCTTCATATTGGTCCAAACCCTCATCGATAGCGCGCAAGGTGTTCACCCCAGGGTTTGGCGTGATCCCCTTCGCGATCCTGACCACGGTGTCACGGCTCAACCCGGACAGTCTGGCCACACGGGCAAAGAATCCACGGGAGGCAGCATGACGGTTCAAACGCTCGATGGTGTTCATAAAGAGCATTCTACGAATATTTTCGTAGAGGTCAATGGCAATCACGAAAATTTGCCAAGTGCTCTTTTTTGCGCAGATGGGTATGGGCTGAATATGGATCTCTATGAGAAAATTTTGGCTGGCCTCCAGTCCAGAGCCCCGAATATGTCCGCCCTGGCCGAGAAGGCGAATATAGGCTTTGATCAAGTCAGGAATTTTTATAAGGGCACGAATACAGGAATAAAATCAGTTGCGGCCATGCTTGAGGCCGTTGGCGCCAGGGTACAATGGCCCGACGAGCGCCAGGACGTGACCCGCGAGGTAGTATTTGCCAATCCCAAACTAGTGAATGTCCCCAATTGCGCTCCGCCCCCTGAGGCCCACAACTACTTGGCCGTTCCGCTGGTTGGCTGGTCAGGAGCCGGTGGCGGCGTGCATGACCCCATCGATTTGGATGGCAATTATTTGATGGTCCTGCGAAACCATCCATCCATCCGCACAAGATCCGACTTAATTGGTGTGAAAATAGCACGGTGGGAAACGAGCATGAGTCCGCTCATGAACCCCGGCGATATCATCGTCGTGGACAGACGGGATATTTACGACGATCCGTCTCCTCCAGGGAATATCTACTTGGTCCGCGATCCTGCAACGCCAGGAAGCGTTATGATCAAAAGAGTCATATTCCAGGAAAGTCTGAAGGGGAACCTTGACATTGTTTTCTATTCAGAAAATGCGTCAAAGCATCCTCCTATGGTCCATAACTATGAACATGTTTTTTCAAGCGATATCGAGAATGCAATTGTCGGAAGAGTCGTAGTGTGCTTCTCAGATATGACGGACAAATAGTATGACAAAAATATTTTTTATAGCTTTTTTGGTTTTGTCGTGTACTGGCTGCGCGTCTAAAATAATGCAGTCCTACGTTGGGAAAGATGTCCGTGAAGTAGTATTGGATTATGGTCCACCTGCCAACGCGATCGACATGGGGGAAGGAAAGAGGGCATTTCAGTGGGTTAAGGGAAGGTCGTATTCAACTCCTGTCGTGGCTACAACTAATGCCTCGGTGAATAAAACGAAAAGTTTTGACTGGTATACGTCTAATACTATTGTAAGCGGCGGGGAGACAGTCTATTCAAATTGTATATATACAATTATGGGGGAATGGGATGGTGGTAAAAAAGGATGGATAGTTACTGGGTTTAGAAAACCGAGTTTTATTTGCGAGTAACATATTACAGTTTGGTATATATAATTACTAGAAAGGTATATTATTATGAAGAATGATTTATATACAAAATTTATCCTTACAGTAATAGCTTTTACGCTTATTTTAATTGCCATAAAAATATATGAACCGACTAGAAAAGTTGTTACTCTTAGAGATTTGTATAATATAAAATTTGAACAAAACAAAGAAATGGCCAGACAAAAAGCCTTGGAGATAAGGTTGGACACCCCCATCGTAAGCGTACAGGGAGGAACAATATCCGTAGAATAGAAGGGCTAGTCAAATATTAGTATGGATTATCCCAGTCGATGGTCCCCGCTCAGGCGGGGATTTTTTTTGCGCCCTTTTTACGAAAATATTCGTAACTAAGGTTTGACTTCTACGAATATTTTCGTAAACTCTCTCTCACCGACGCGCCAAGCGAGACACCGCCGAACCCTGGAACGCAAGGCGGCCCGGCAACGGAGCCCCGAAGGGGCAGACACCGGGACCAGGGAGGAGGCGGACACGATGCGAAGGCGGGACGGAAAAAGAATTTTCCACCCTCGCAAAGGCCAACGTGTGCCGCCAGCGGCGGCCGATGGGGGCCAGCAGCGGGTGGATTGGCAGAGGTAAGGCCCCCCCCTCAACCCCGGGCCGTCCCGTCTCCCCTGATGCGCGGGGCGGCCCAATAACAAACCCAAGGAGCCCGTCGTGGCCGAAGACAAAAACAAGGACGTCCCCGCCGTGACGCACGGCTTCAAAGGATTCGACAAGGACTTCAAGTGCCGTGGGTTTCGGTTCGAGCCAGGCCAGACCTTCGAGGAGGAGCAGGAGCCGGAGATTTGCAAAAACGGCTTCCACTTTTGCGAACACCCCATGGACTGCTTTGACTACTATCCTCCGGCCCTGTCCCGGTATTGCACTGTCTCCACGGACTGCGTTTCTCCGCAGACGCACAACGACACCAAGCGCGTCACCAAGCGCATCAGCATCGGGGCCGAACTGACCATTGCCGGTCTCGTGAAAGCCGCCGTCGAATACACCTGGGAACGTGCGACAGTCGAGGCTGGTGCCCACGCCACGGGCTACCAGGGCGCGGCATCGGCCACGGGCTACCAGGGCGCGGCATCGGCCACGGGCGACCGGGGCGCGGCATCGGCCACGGGCGACCGGGGC